CCGGTCAGGTTGTAGTGGTTCGCGCTCGTCAGGGTGGCCGTCTGGTAACTGATCATCTCTCCGTCCACCCAGAGCAGGTTCAGCCCGTTCTGGGCGCTAGCCAGATCGATGCTAGAGAGCGTTCCACCATTTGGCAGGACCACCGAGAGCGTGTTCGTGTTGTCCTGGGTCATACCGCCCGCCCAAGTAGCCAACGAGGCTGTGAGGGTGCCGTAGCGACCCGGCGCGGTGATAGTTCCGACCTTGCCGTAGCTGCTTCCGGAGGCGCTGGCGTACACGTCCCCCGTGCCCCAGTTCGCACCGCCTGTCGTAAGGACGCAGGCCTCGGGTCCGCCGCTCGCCGAGAACAATGCCGGCGACGTGAAGATCAGCGGGGCAGCGCAGGCGCCCGGGTCCACGTTGACATTGGGCGACGTGCCCGCGGGGGTCTGCGCGGTGTAGAGCGCGGCGCTGGCCACGCCGAAGGGCCACTCCTCGCAGGTGAAGGTCATCCCCTCTGTTTCGTTGTCCTCTCCGGGGATGTCTACCGAGACTATGCGGACGGTCTTGTTGACGAAACCGATGATGGGGTCCGAGATGTTCGTGAGGTCCATGGCCTCCAGGAGCATGTACTTCAGGCCGAGGTTGAACTGGTAGCCGTTCCGGATGTAGACGTTGCGCTGGCTCAGAATCAGCGAAATCTGCGAAGCCACGGCGGCCCGGCAGATGCAGTGCAAACTCTTCGCGGTGTCGTTCTTCTGGCCGATCAGCGCGACAGATACCGGGTCCGGCATCTGCATCACGTTCACGTTGTAGGCCAGCAGCCGGTCCAGGTACTCGATGGGCACGCAGTTAAAGACGTCCTGGGTGCTGTCGCGGGTGATCTTGATGGGGTCGCTGGGCCCGTTGGTAATGAAGTCGTCGTAGCCCAGGTTGTAGATGGGCGTGGTGTTCGGCGTGTAGGTCGCCCCATTGGCGGTGATGGGCACGTCGCCGTAGGGAAGTACCTGGAGCACCATCCCGGTCGCCGTCGAGTGGCTGATGATCTCGGAGTTTGTGGCGTCGAGGATGTCCTGCAGGTGGTCCCCGGCGTTCTTCTGGGTGTCGAAGCTGGGCGACAGGACGAACCCGCAGGCCTGGCAGTAGGTCTTGTAGGAGGCCGCCCCGGTGGTCATCCCGGCCACGTCGATCATGCTGGCGGTGAAGCCAGTAGTCCCGTGGTTCGGGTCCGTCAGGAAATCCGTGATGATGTCCGAGGGACGGGCGTCATAGGCGGATGTGGCTAGAGGATCCTGCTGGGTCGCCAGAAAAGCGACCATCTCGAAGCCGAAATTTGGGATGGACGCGCTGGTGTTCAAAGGCAACGAGGCAGAGGCCACATAAGCGAAGCCGGAATAGGGAGCAGCCTGGCTCGGATAGTTCGATGTCAGGGTTGCCCAGGGTGTTTGGGGAATCGTGCCGGTGGCCGTGAACGTGAACCCGAACCCCGCCAGGCTGCCCAGTGCCCCGGCGCTCCAGACCTGGTTGATGCTGGAGATGGGGCCCTCGCAGAGGGCGATGATCACGAAGGCGTTGTAGGTGTAGGTGGTGCTGGACTGACTGCCCGGGCCGCCCTTGCCGCTACTCTGGGTGGTCGTGTGCGGCGTGGCGATGAATCCGCTGGGGGGCGCGAAGATCAGGTTCCCGCTGATTCGGGTGGTGCCATAGACCAGGGGCAGGCAGGATCCGTAGATGCTCGTCTGGATCTGAATGCCCGCGATCTGCTGGTCCACCTGGGACTGGTTGTGCCGGCCGCCCATCAGGCACCCCACACATTCAAAGACCAGACGCCCTGCTGGGCGTCCCGCAGCACGTGGTTGCGCTCGGCGTCGTCGAGGATGACTCCGAGCCGAATGTAGGCGTGGATGAGCTCCGGCCATTTGGTGACGATGGCACCGTGACTCATAGCCTTGTCGAAGCGGTAGAGGATGATGTCCCCAGGCAGCGGCGCCCGGTCCACCTTGTGGGCCACGCGCTCCACGATCTCTAGGTACCGCTCTTCCGAGCGGTGCAAATGCCAGTCGTGGGGGTAGTCCTCGATCTTGGTGGGCTGGATCACCCCGGTGTCCTCGAAGACAGCCGCCAGGAACTGCCCGCAGTCCACGCCGGCGCCCCGCACGCGGCCCTGATGGAGATAGGGGGTGGGAAGCCAGGTCAGGGCCTCCTGGACCACGGCCAGGCGCTGCTGCTGCTCCTCGAGGGGCAGGTGGACGATCTGAGCCTGGGCGGCCAGCATGGTGTCCGCGATCATCCCGTCACCGTCGTTTCGGGTGGGGGCACCCACGGGCAGCCCCGGTACCGGGTCGGGTTGCTGTACTTCGTGTTGCAGGTGGTCCACTGCTTATCGCAGCCGGGCGTGATGGTGAAGGTGTCCCCGTTCGAAGGCGCGGCAGGCAGCGGCGTCACCAGGACGATGGTCCCGCCACTGGTGAAGGTGGAGATGGCCCGGGTGGCGCCAGAGGCCGCGCCGGAGGTCATGGTCAGGGTGCCGAGGTTGAAGTAGCCAGTGGCCTGCCCCAGTCCCGAGGCCGTGAAGCCCGTCGTGGAGGGCCCGCTGGTGATCGAGCTGCTGACCGTGAGGCCCGCCAGGGACTTGCCGCAGTTCGCGTCCCCAAAGGCGTTGGAGCAGCTGCTCTGAAACACCGTGCGAGGCATCTGGTTGATCAGGAGTTCCTTGAAGTCCTTGACCTCCAGGACCACCGTCGTCGTGGTGGGATTCACGGCCGCCACGTTGCCCTGGAACAGGACCACGGACCCGAGCGAAGTATCCCCCCACCCGCCGGGCCCCATCGGCACCCATTCCACCAGGACCTGCGCACCGTCGAACCCGCCGTTGTGCGCGAACAGCGGCAGGCTCACACCACCGAGCAGGACCGTCTGGCCAGAGGTCAGGGTGATCTCGCAGGTCTGGACTTCTTTGCCGCGGGCGTGTCGGATCGGGCCGCGCTTAATGCCGGGCTGGGAGGTGGACTGGTCCGATGCACTCGTGAAGGTCCGCCCGCCGACTGTGACGTTCTGGTCGCAGCTGGTCCAGCGGTAGACCGTCGCGTTCGCCAGCGTGATCGTGTAGCAGTTCGCCACGAGGAACACGGCGTTGTTGGCCAGCGCTGAGATAAGAGATCCAGATGCGGCCCTCATTTTAGGCTGATCAGTTTGATGGTGCCGTTGCCCCAGCACAGGTTGACGATCTGCTCGAGCTCGAACTCGTCCATGTCGAAGCGGCAGCGACGGTAGTAGCCACCCGACCAGGTGAGGGGCAGTGCTGCGCCGGGTTGGGTGACCCAGGTGACCAGGCCGTTGCTCAGGGTGTAGTTGGTGGTCAAAGCCTGAAGGGCGCCATTGATGTAGATGCTGGTCGTCCCGTTCAGGTCGTAGATTGGGTAGCCCTCGATGTCGAGCAGCTGGTTGGTTTGCCCCGCGCCCCCCGTGCCGGTGCCGAACGGGGTGAGCAGGGCCGTGTTGCTGTACGGGTCCGTGAAGTCGAAGTAGTTGAGCTGCCCCATCGCCGCCATGAAGGACGAAAGGATGGTTGCCATCTCATTCGAGGCCGTCTGTTGGCTGAACCCCAGCACCCGCGCGAAGTTGATGGGGATTGAATATTTCCAGCGCGGAATGGACTGGAAAGCAGCCCGCGTCTCCTTCCCGCTGATACTGGTTTGGACCAGCGTGGACCAGACCGGGGTCCGCTTCACGGCAATGCCGATGCCGAGCAGGGAGGATGGGAAGACGGCGGTCATGACCGCCGTCCATTGCGCATGGCACTGCCGAACAGCCCCAGGAATCCAGCCTGAACCTCGGGACGCTTGACGAAACTGGCCACACCAGCGGCATCAATGGCGTGAATGTGGAGGTGGTTCCCGCCACCAAAACCGCCACCAGAGGCGAGGCTTTCTCGTAGCGGGTTGGCGATATTCGCCGGGAGCACCATCTCGTTCTTGTGGATCATCGCCACCTGGTCCGATGGAACCCGGTCCCAACCACCCTCGGCGAAGGCCATGACGCCGGTGAAGGATGCAGCTGCAGCAATGGGTGCGAGGACGGGGCCGATGAACGGGATGCCCACCGTGGCGTTCCATGCGCTCGCAGCGGCACTCTTGGCGTTGGTTATGACCTGGGTCATGTGGGCCTTGTCACTCTCGGTCTGCTGCAGCACGAAGTACTTCAGCCACTGCAGGCCCATGTTGATGATGGACTTTTCAACCATGCTCTCCATCTGTCTCATAGCGCCTTCGACGCCATCCTTTAGGCTCATCTGGCCGTGGAGCATCTTCTGGATCCCGACGTCCCACCCGCTGGTGATCTGGTCCAGGATCCTCATCTCGCCTTCAAGCCGCTTTTTCTGGTTCTTCTCGATGTCCTTGGCGATGTCCTCGTGGATCTTCCGATCCAGGTCAGCGAACTTCTGTTCCTCCGCTGCTTCGGCCTGCACACCCTCCAGCCAGTGCTTCTCGGACTGGGTATCGAGCGTCTGAATGGTTTTCTGGTACTCCCGCTCCTGGTCGGCCATCTTTGCTCGGATGGCCGCGATGACTGAGGCTTTGCCCTGGGCCAGCGCGATTTCCTTCTCGCCTTCGGCCTGCTCTGCTTCCAGCTTGTCCATGGCCGCAGCCTTGCTGTTGGCGATCATCTCGTCGTAGTCAAGGGCGCCCATATCGACCAGGTGCTTGTCCGCGGCGATGCGGGCGTTCACGCTGTCAACGGCAATCTTCAGTTCTTCTTCAGCTGAACCCTTCGCCAGGGCCAGCTTCTCCGCCTCTGCCGCGGCAGCCGCAGCTTTCTGGGCCGCCAGGTCGGCCTTGTCAACCAGCTTTTTCTTCGGCTCGCCGCCGCCGCTCATGCCTTGTGCGTGCATCCCCTCGCGGCCGGCGTCGGCTGTCCCGACGTTGTAGCGTGCTCCAGACTGTTCTTCCGCTAGGTATTTCATCATGGCGGCGTGGTCGATCTCCTGCTGGAGATACCAGGTATGAAGATCCCTGAACCAGTTGGCGATGGGCGTTGCGCCTGCTGAAACCTGGGCGGCATACTCCTGTTGCGCAATCTTCAGCCGGCCGATGGACTGCTTGGAATCCTCCAGGTTTTTCAGTGATTCATCGGTGATGATCTTCGCGCCTTCGGTCTTTTTCAGGTTCTCCACGAACTCGGCGAGCTGCTGGCCGGACATGGCCCCGCTGCGACCAAGCGCCTGGATCAAAAACTGCATCCGCTCCGTGGGGGTCGCCATGCTCTCGGCGATCTCCTTCACCTTCGTCACATACTCCACGAAGGTCATCCCCTGGAGCGCCGCCTTGTCTGAGGCCACCCCGTTGGCGATGAGCACATCGCTGTTGGCCTTGATGCCCCGCTGCATGCCCACCATGAGGCTCTGCAACTGCTCTGTGCCTCCACCACTTAACTCCATGGCGGCGGTGTACTGGTTCATCTCGACCACCGAGGCCCCGGTCGCGTACTGGAGCACCTTGAAGGTCTCGGCCAGTTCGTAGGTCTTTTCGACCGCCTCACCCACGTAGTCGAAGCCCTTTTTCAACGCCTCGAACGCGAGGCCCACAGCCCCCAGTGCCAAGGATGCTGTTCCAACCTTTTCGAACGACTCGATCAGTGACCCCAGGTCCCCTTGAATCCCCTCTGTCGCGGCCTGGATGGCCCCCTGGCTGTCCTTCATCCCCTGAAGAAGGCCATGAATGTCTGAGGTAAATTTGACTGAGAGTTCCTTGTCGTCTGACATTCCTACCCCTGCAGTTGGCGGACCCAGGCTTCCAGTGCTTCAGGACTCATAACTTCGTGTTCCTCTGGCGGCTCGATGCCGAGATAGGCCTTGACCATCAGGTGGAGCGGTGGGCATTCGGACCAGTAGTCCAGGAGGTCTTGGACCTCGGGCCACGGGGTGGCGTCCAGTTCGTGGATGGTCCATCCCGTGGTCGTAACGATGAGCCCCGTGAGGCGGCTCCAGTTCAGGGGTTCTGAGGAACTGGAGCTGCGTCTTCCGGGCGGGCGAAGGTGACGGTGTAGAGGTCTGCCGCCCCTGCCTGGATGGCCCCAGGAGACAAGGAATCGAAGTCCTCGTCCGGAAAGGCCAGCTTGAGAAAGGTGATGCAGTTCTCGGTGCGCTGGATGGGGTCGAGCCCCGTGACGGTGAGCCCGTCCACCGCTGGGGAGTTCGCCTTGAGGACGCCATAGGTGAGCGCGGGAATCGGCTTGCCGAAGAGAGTCGCCATGGCCTAGTTCCCCGTGTAGAGCGTG